TCTTTATCTTTATTTGCTTTTTGTGATTTGTCGCTTTTTTGGTTTGATTCAACCTCACCTTCTTCTTCATCTGAACTTTGCATATCATCATGGCCCATTTGAGGTTGCTCATCTTTTTGATCTTCTTCATTAAGGTCTGACTCTTGCTGATCGCCTTGTGCAGGTGGGTTAAGTAATTCTGGTTGATTTTCTTTAGTGTATTCTAATATGTCTCTTACTAGATTAGTTACGTCTTCAAATGTAACTGTTTTCATAGCTCTATCCATATACACTTGCTCATCATCAGAGAATTCTACATTAAGCAGATTCCCTACTTTAGCATGCAAATTGATTTTATCAATCAACTTAACTTCATCCCACTCGAGGGACCGAGTGTCACCGAAGAAACCATCATCAAACAGTTTCTTATATCCTCTTTGCATAGGACCTATTAAACCAACGTATGCTTCTTTTATATGTCTTTCGATACGTGCATCTTCAACAACATTAATATAAGAACGAGGACAGCCTTCTAGCTTTTCAGGGCTATCATGCCAGCCTTCGAATGGTGTAAATAATGCATGACCAACTTCATGGCCAATAAGTAAATCACTTACGTCTTTACCCATGTCTTTCCACATAGGTAATCCAAGTATTCTGTCTTTAATGTCAAACCAAGCTGTTTGGTAATTACCGTATTGCACGGTAATGTTTTCTCTAGCCATTAGTTTTGCGAGGGTGCTTTTGTGTTTAATCATTGAGGGTCCTTATCTTTTTGATCTTGTATGTATATTATACCATAGTTCAGCGCAAATGTAAACGACTTTGGTGAAAATAATTTTCAAAAGGTGTTAAGAGTGCTAATTATTTTCACTTAAGGTGGAGCTGACTGGATTCGAACCAGCAACCTGCCTAACTAAGAGGCCGTTCAATACCAATATGAACTACAGCTCCGAAGTGGTATACTCACCAGGACTTGAACCTGGAACCTACAGCTTAGAAGGCTGTTGCTCTATCCAATTGAGCTATGAGTACTGCAAAACTTACTTAATTTTAGAAAAGTTACGTTCTTTAAAGAACTCTATCTTACTTCTAAATTTATTCTCTAACACATCGCCTTTGTGCGATATAATAAATACATTACTTCCGTCTTCCAGAGTATCGAGTATCCTTGTGAGATTATCGATACCATCAATATCTAAACTTGAATCGAATGTTTCATCCAATATGAGTAGATTTGAAGCTGCGCTATTTTTCATTTTAGCTATCTGTCTCCAGGTAAAAAGAAGAGATAAATCTATTCTTTGTTTCTCACCTTCTGAGAATGATGCATAATTAAATGAGTCACGATGCCTTGACCTTATAGTTTCATTGAAGTTTTCATCTAAATGGAACGATACAAAGAAATCCAGTATCTGTAAATACTGATTAATTAACCTGTTCATCACTGGTAAATATTGCTTGATTACTTTAGTTTTTATACCAGTGTCTTTTAGCATTTCTCCTATGACTTCGTTATAAGTTCTTTCTTCTACATATTCAAGTTTCTTTTCAGTCGACTTATCTTTATTCTTTCTTAAGTCAGTCAAGTCCTTCTTAGCTTTTGATACATCGCCAGTTTGACCTTGCAAGTTATCGATTTCCTTTTGGACCTTATTGACTTCTTTTTGAATTAAAGTAATTGCGTCGTTATTACTATTTATCTTTTGTTGTTTCTGACGGAGTGAATTTAAGCTATTAGATACTGCTTGCTGTTCAGTTTTCATATCAGCTATATTCTTGCTTAAGTCACCTTTTGCCTTTTGTATTTCCTGAGCTTTAGATTTGACTAATTCTATCTTTTGAGTCTTTAGTTCTTCTTCTATAGACTGATCACATGTTGGACAGTTATCGTTGTCTTCGTAGAATCTACTCTCTTCAACTAATCCTTTTATCTTATCGTTAAACGACATGTCATAGGAATCTAATTGAGACATTTTCCTTACTATTTCATTTGTATGTTTCTCTTCAGTTGATATTGAAGCAGTAAGATTCTTTCCAAGACCTTTACTTTCATCAAATAAGTTATTAATGTCTGTTTTATGGATATCAATAGAATCTCTTTTGTTCTGTATTTGGTCATCATTTAACTCTTGTAAGTCTTTGATATATTTGCTTTGCGAATCCATCTTAGTTTTAAAGATATCGATTTGATGACTAACATCAGTAAGCTCTTCTTTTATCTTAGAATTTCTTTCTCTTAATAGCATATTCATCTTTGAAAAGATGTTGATATCTAATAGGTCTTCTATAATATTTCTTCTTGACCATACTGGCAATTGCATGAATGGTATAAACGAAGATGAACCAAGTACAACTACCTGGTGAAAAGACTTATGATTAAGTTTAAGAATATTCTGTTCTAAGTACTTCTGATAATCTCTTGCATTAGATGCTTGATTAATAAGATTACCATTCTGGTAGATTTCGAACTTACCTGGCTTGATTCCTCTTACAATCCTAAACTCATGACTTCCAATCAGCATTTCAACTGTTACGACAGTACCTTTCTTATTGATACTATTAATCATTTGGTCTTTCTTTATATCTCTATGTGGCTTACCAAATAAACCAAACGAAAGAGCGTCAAGTAAAGTTGATTTACCAGCTCCATTCTGACCAACGATTAATGTTGTAGGTGTCTTATCTAATTGGATTTTGATAGCGTCGCTACCGGTGGATAGGAAATTCTTCCATTCACATGATTTAAAATGTATCATACAACCTCAAGGTTTTGAGCTTCTGTGTAAAGCTTTCTCAATTCAATTTTGATATGTTCTTTGTCTAAGTCAGTATCTACAGCTTCGACATATGAATCTAAAAGTTGATTAGTATCTTCAAGAGAGATTTTATCGTCTTCAACGCTGTCTCCTAGATACTCTTCAAAAGATTCTGCAATCTTAAGTTCGTATGTCTCTATATTCTGTAATCTGTCAACAAATTTGTCAAACATATACAAGTCATTTTTATTTATAACAATCAGTTTGATGAAATGTTTCTCATATTGACTTACATCTACTTTGTCATAATCCACTTTAGCATCATCGTATATAACCTTTTTGAATATGGTTATAGGATTTCTTACTGCTTCGATTTCTCTTGTTTCAGTATCGAGTACATGAAAGAACTTAGGGTCATCAACATCAGCCCACGTAAATTCCATTTGAGAACCAAGATAAGTTACATTGCCTTGGTTTGACCTCGTATGGAAATGTCCTGATAGAACCATTTCAAATCTAGAAAATATATCTGCACTCATACCATGTGGATTAGGCATCCCTGCCATTAAATCGAATCCTTTCAGCTCCAAATGAGCGCCTAGTATTGGGGCTTTACAATTTAATGCAAAATCGACATACTCTTGATAGTTTGAGTTATTAATCCATGGTATAACAGCAACTCCAAGACCGTCATAGTCTAATACAGTTGGCTTCATTATAATATTTACGTTTGAAGTAAAATAACCTAAGAGTTCTTTAAGGGAACATAGCTCATTAGTATTCTTAAAATAAACATCATGATTACCAGGAATGATATCCATAGTAATACCAGCATCACGCATAGGCTCAAGAAAATGTCTACGATTTTGATTAAGAGCTTTGAAATTGACGAACTTACGATGTTCATAATAGTCTCCTAAATGTAATATCTGCTTGATGTCATGTTCTTTTAGATAAGGAAAAAATACCTCTTCATAAAAGCGTTCTTGATAGTTTAAGAATATATCACTGCTGTTTCTGACACCACAATGTGTGTCATTCAATATTGCTACTTTCATAGAGGTCGGTTCTGTTGTACAGCTGCTGCTTGTTTTGCAAGTTTTATCATTCTTCTCTGAGTTCTTGCTATTCTTTTATGAGACTGTTTGATTATTAGCATTTGAGACATTACATCTTCTCTTCGCTCTTTTCTTATTTCAGTCTTTCTTGTTTTCTTTTTCATAAGACGTATATGTCTTTGATTTTGTTTTGTGCTTACTTTTTTCATTACATGAACAGCTCGAGTTTTTCTTTCTCTCGCTTTTTCTCCTCTTTAGCAAATTTCTTAATGGCATCATCCTTAGTACGTATAGTACCAATTCTTTGTCTTAATGTATCAACATAAGCCATTGTTTGTTCAGCGCCTTCGCCGTCCATTCCCATTGCAACAAAATCTTCTATACCCATCTTCTCGATGAATTTGAATTTGATATCTTGTTGTTTCTTTTCTTTAGTTATTCTACGAATAAATGCAAAGTAGCATATTTGTGTAAAGTAACTAAACGCATTAGGCTTTCCAGTTCTTGTAGCAGTTTCAATGTTATAGTTACCAATTGCTCTTAAGCAATTTTCAACAGCATCCATAACCATTTCTTCTCTATAAGTATATCGAACAAAGTTTGGTCTGTGAGACAATCCTTCAGAAATTCTGATGAAACATCTTGCGATGTAATCTGGAACTGTAGGAACTTTCTTCTCTTTTTGTCTACAGTCACGTGCATCAACTGCATAATCCATGACTGCTTCAGAGAATTCTCGATTGTTAACGTAATGTGGTTTATCTTTTGGTTTGACCTTAGTCATATTTATTTTCTCCATAATATACTATTATACCATACTTTGGCGT